GCGAAACTGATCGGCGGTGACCCCCACCTGGGGCGCGATGTTCTCGAAAAAATCCTTCATCGGGCCGCCGCCGGTGGAGAGAAAATCCCCCACCCGGTCGTTCATGTCCTTGAGGATGTCGGCGAGCTTGGTCTGCTCGATGCCCACCGTTTTGGCGCCCACCGCCCAGCGCTGGAAGTCCTCCGCGCTGGTGTTGGCCACTTGCGAGAGTGTGGTGATTTCCCGGGCGGAATCGGCGGCGCTTTTTACCAGTGCCGCGCCACCGGCCACCGCCGCCACGCCAATGGCGCCCACGGCCTTGGCGGCGGCGTTGAGGTGCTTCTCGGCACCCTTGGCCATTTTCGCCAGGGCCTTGTCGATCTCCTGGGCACGCTTGTTGGCAGCCCGCTCGGCCTTGTCCATGCCCTCGACAAAACCGCCCACCTTGGCGATCAGGTCAATGGTCAGCTGCCCAAGAGATTTAACGGCCATGGGTGATCCTTCCGGTTACTTTTGCGGGCGCTTTGGCGCGGCGTTGTTGGTGGCGGCGACGGTTTTAAGCAAGCCGAAGACGGCGGCGATGTCCGCCTCGGGCTCTTCGCCGGCGGCGGGCTTGAGGACAACGTGGGGCATGTACTTGTCGGGGCTCGCGGCCTTGCCCGTAAAAAAGCTTTCGAGCAGCGCCTGCATGTGGGCGAAGTTCTCCTCCACCCGCAGGCCGAGGTTGAGCAGCCCACGCTGGCGGCGGTAGGCCATCCACACCGCGGCCTCCCGCAGGGTGATGGCGGCCTTGGCCTCGGCGATGGTTCGCCCGCCAATGCCGGCCAGCACCATCTCGCACCAGAAGTCGTCCTCGGGGCTCAGGCCGCCTTGCGTCGCGTCTTCGGCACCACCTTTCCCCCGCTTTTCCTCACGGTGCCAATGGCGCCGAAAAACGCCAGCAGCAGGCCGGGCTTGAGCCGGGCGCAGTCGGCCAGTGGCAGCTGATCGACGTCGGCCTTCTCGCCGTTCACGGCGTGAATGCGCACCATGCGGTGGATGGTGCGGGCCATCACGCTGCGGTCATCCGCGCCTTGATCCTGCATGTTGATAAACTCGAAGTCGGCGACGGTGGCTTCTTTCTTCACCGAGATGTCGAATTTCACCGGGTCCGCGCCCTCGGCGGGCGCCCATTCGAATGCGGTTTTTTCAAAGCCTTCCGGCCCTACAAAGGCGCCGATGCTGCTGAGCAGGTCGTTGATCATTGGTCTCTCCGAAAAAAAAGGCCGCGCGGGCGCGGCCATCAGGTGTGGTAGCAGTTATTCGAGGGGTTATTCAGCTCAGACCTTGGGCACCAGCACCGGCTCGCCGGATACCTGAATGCCCACGGTGGACTGCACCACGGCGTTCTGCGCGAAGCTGAACGGGTAGGAGTTCATAAAGCCTTCGAGCTCGATCCAGGACCGGGTGGCGGGCAGAACAAACTCGTAGCTGCCATCGCTGTTGGTGTTTACCGTCGGCGCGTCGGTGCCGTCGGAAAATCCCACCGCCCAGGGCAAAGTGGTACCGGCCACCTTGAGCTGGTGCAGGCGCACGTGGCTCTCATCGGCGGTGTCCACGTTGATGCCGAAAGACGCCGTGCCAGGGGTGGCAAGGCCCGCCAAATAGCTGCGGGCGCTGTCGCCGAGGCAGGTTGTCTCGATCTGGTCGATGCTGGTGTCGATGCCGTCGATGCTGGTGACGCAGCCCACGGTGATGAGGGTGCCGTCGTCCGGGTCGATGGTGTAGAGGTTGGTGCCTTGGGTTTTGATCGCCATTGGTCGTATCTCCATGGAGGTTGGTGGTGTTGCCCGGGCGGGCGTTTTCCTTGCGCAGGAAATGAAAAAACCCGGCGCGGGGGCCGGGTTTTGGTGGTTATCGCTGGTTTAGCGCGGCGGGCTCGCCGCTTTCTGCTGGCGCTTGATGGCGCGGTCCAGCGCTTTGCTGTACTCCTTCGCGAACACGTCAACAGGGGCCGTGCCCACCTGGGCCATGACCGGCCGCATAAAGGGCTGGGGCGGGTTTTTCTCGGTGCCGAATTCCAAAAACCGCCAGTAGTAGGTGTGGCCCCCCGGGTTGCCGGCCCCGGCGCCCTTGATCTCGCCGAGCTGTTCAAGGGATGCCTGGCCGAGGCGCTTGCGGCGCCGCTCGGTTTTCCGCGCGGCCTTGGCGTCGACGGGGCGGCGGGCACCGCCGAGGATGCCAACGCGAAACATCAGGTCCCCGGTGCGCTTGAATGCCCGGGGGCTCCAGCGCATCACCAAATTCTTGGCGATCTCTTCCGGGGTTTTGGGGTCGTTCACCGATGCCGCATTGGCCCGGGCCTGGGCAAGCACCACGTTGCCCGCTTTTCGCAAAGCCGCGCGGCCACCCTTGAGGCGCATGTCCACCGACAGGGCCTTGAGCTTTTTGGTGATCTCATCCACGCCCGTCAGGGAATACTCCACGCCGTCTTTCATCGCCCCACCATCCATTCCACGTCGAAGCTGTAGCGGTAGTGGCCCGTTTCGCCGTCGCGGGATTCGCCGCCCCACCGGGTCACATGGGCCACCGGCTCGAAGGCATCCCGCAGGGCCTTGGCGGCGGTGCGTGCCGCCGTGGCGGTGGCGGCGTACACGTCGACCTGGGTGGTGAATTCGTCGAGGTCCGGCACCTGACCGAGGTAGTTCTCGGGGCCGCCGCCCACCACCTGCCACACGGCATAGGGCAGCATCACGCCCTGGGGCGCTTCGCCAAAGGGGAACACCCGGCACGGGCTGGTGCCGAGCGCGGCCTTGACGGCGGCGCTGGCAAAGGCGGTGGCGAAGACAGGCGGCGTCATCGGCTGGCCACCCGCCGGAAGGCGTAGGAGCCGATGCCCTCCCGGCCCAGCCGGGTCTCGAAGTCGTCATCCGCCACCAGCTCAAAGCCGTGGCCTTCGAACCAGCTGACGAGGCCCGCGTCGGTCCAGTACCAGAGGTGCTCGCCGGGCTTGTAGTGCTTGCTGGCCAGCAGGTCGTCGAGGTCGCCGTAGATGGGCATCGACACGAACACCCACTCCCTGGCCCTGGCCACCAGGGCGCCGGGGTCAGGGATATGCTCGAGGCTGTCCCAGCAGGTGATGGCCAGCACGTTGTCGTGGCGATAGGGGTCGAGGTAGGAGAGCCGATACCTCAGCCAGTCATTGGCCTCGGGGTTCACGTCAAAGCCAAAGCCGCCGGCGCCGAGGGCGCGCACAAAGCCGCCGCCGCCGATGCCGATGTCGATTACCGGCCCGGTGTAGCAGGCCCGCACAAAATCCACCCGGGCGCGGGTGAGCGCCTCGCCCATGGGGCTGGCATCCCGGGCGAGGTACTCCGCCCAGTAGCTCTCGGTGTAGGCCATCGGCGGGCGGGTGTGAAACCCCATACCCCGCTCAGGGCTCCACAGCAGGCAGTCTTCCAAGCCAGTTGGCAACGATCCGGTCATAGTTCGAAATCCGCTTGTCGCAGTTGTGATTGCGCTGGGTGCAGTGGCAGAACCTGTCGGGCACCGCGAAGGTGATGCGCGACAGGTCCATGGTGTGGTGGGTGATTTTGTCCGGGGCGTTGTAGCCCCCTTGCCCGCCGCAAATCACCAGGGCAGGCACCCGGGCGGCGATGCAGGCGGGCACGATCCAGCCAATGCCGCCGATCACGGCGGCGGCCCCCTGGACAAGGGCGAGCAGCTGCGTCACCGACAATTCGCCCCGGTGGTAGACGATGTCTGCCGGGGGCAGCGGCGCCAGGGCCCACTCCTCACCCGGCGAGAGGTCGGCCACCGATACCAGGGTGTAGCCGGCGGCGCGGGCGGCGGCAGCCGCGGCGGCCACATAGGCGGGCAGCGGGTTGCGGGCGTCCGCTCGCCACTCGGCCCGCACAGTCACCGGGCGGACCACCACATACCGCCCGGCCACCGAGCTCGGGCCAAAGGCGGGCAGGTCCATGCTCGCGGGGATAACCCCAAGCGCTCGCTTCATGCCCCGGTAGATGCCATCGGTGCTGTAGGCCACCCGGCGGCGCACCGCCCCCGTGGGGCGCGGGTGCCATTGCCCCTGCCGGGCGATGTTCTTGGCCTGGGTGCGCAGCGTGGTCTCGGGCTTGACGCAGCGCACAAAGGGCAGGTCGGCATACAGCTCGGGCCAGGGGGTTTCGAGGCAAAGCTCGCGGCCAATGGCCTTGATGTAGGCCCGCTGGTAGATGTTGTCGCCAAGGCCCTTCATGCCCTCGATGAGGATAGGCATCAGCGGCCGTCCGTCAGGCCATCGGAACAGCGCAGGCGCCACTCACGGCGGCCGGTGGCGTCGGTTTCGATGCTGGTGATGTTGTACACCCGGCCATCCCACAGCACGCGCATGGTGGGCATGAGGCCCGGGAACCAGCGCAGGTTGATGCGGGCGGCGGTCTCCGCCTGTTTGGCACCGGCGGCCAGCAGCTCGCGGCCGGGGCCGGTGAGCACCTCGGCGGGCACCGCGTCCAGCACGGTGCCATCGTCGAGGATCACATCAACCCAGGTGGTGGTGATCTCGCCGGTGACGGTGTCTTGCACTTGCTGGGGCTCTTGGATGGCCACGCGATGACGCAGTCGGTAGGCGAGCATTCAGGCCCCCAGGTTGGCGCGGAAGGGCGCCAGCTTGATCTCCGCCGCTACCCGCAGGGCGGCGGCCTGATCCGGGTCGGCCTGGTAGTTGGCCTGCAACAGCAGCAGGATGCCAACCACAAGGCTGGCGGGCAGGTCGGGCACGCCGTCGGAGCTGGCGCCGTCGGCGAGCTCCTCGAGGGTGTCGCGGTCGAGGTAGTGCCGGGCTTCGTCCTCGGCGCCATCCAGCAGCAGCTGGAGCTTGGCGTCGTCCTCGGTGTGGATCACGTCCAGAAACCCCTTGGCGGTTTCCAGCTCGATCAGTGACATAGGGCATCCTCAAGCCGTTGGCGCGGCCAGAATGGCAGCGCCGTGTGGCGGCTGCAGTTGATGATGTGGCAGTGGGCCAGGTGGCCCGCCATCTCGGCGAATTGGGCCTGCCACTTGGGCAGGCTGGCGGCATTGCCCAGCCCCTTGGGGTGGTTGCCATGCCAGTGGGCTTTGCCGCCGGTGTACTGGCAGTCGTAGCCCAGAAGGATGATGCGCCGGGCGCCGAAGTGCTCCGCCAGGGACATGGCCCCGGCGCCGGAGTTGCCGCCCTGGCGAAAGATCACGGTTTTTGCACCAGGCACGTTCTGGGCGCTGGTGAGGCATTCGCCCCGGAAGCCGGCGGCCACCTGGGCTCGGTATTTGTTCCACCACGCCCTGTCCATGGCGTAGAGCGCGTCGGCCCAGGGGCAGAGCTGAAAGGTGGTGTTGGTTACAACAACGGCTCGCCCGCGGCCTTGGCTGCGCCACGCCCGGGCTTTTTCGCAGTCGTCCGCGGTGAGGCTGGGGCCGCTGGCGATGCAGACAACGGAGTGCCAGCGGCCTGCGGAGGGCGATCGTCGATGATGCGAACGAGGCCACGGGTAGCCAGGTCTCGGGCCACGGGCTCGGAGACGGTAAAACGGTTGAACCGGCGGCGGGCGCCGCCGTGCTCGAAACTCTGCAGTGCTTCCACTAGGGGCATGGAGTGCTCCTTAAAAGCCGGGGGGCCGAAGCCCCCCGGTCAGGCTCAGGCGCCGGAGGAGGTGATGGTGAAGTCGCCCTTCACAAACGCCTCGGGGCGGTACACGGTGAGGGCAACACGCTCTTCACAGAGGATGGTGACCATGTTCTTGATGAAGTTGTCGCGGTCCTCGGTGCTGACGGTGACGGTGGCATCTTCGCGGTCCCAGCCCTGGGCACCCATGCGGAAGGCGCCGGTGAGGAAGTCACCCGCGTCCATCGACTGAGTGGCCACCACCGGCAGGCCCCACAGCACAGGGCCAGCCAGCTGGACAGGGTTGGCGAAGATGTAGCGGCCCTGGGTGTCCTTGGTCAGCTCGATGGCGGCCCAGTCGATCGGGCTGAGCACGATGCCGTCGGCGGTGTACTCGGCCAGTTGCACCTGGAGCATCGCCAGCCGCAGGCGGTCGATGATGGTGTCCTGATCCACCGATACGCCCGGGTTCGCGTAGCTCGACGCCTGGGTGTAGATGCCGTTGATGTTGAGGCCAACGCCGGAGCCCTTGAGCAGCTGCGCCTCTTCCTTGAGCTTGAGGCCGTAGCGCAGGCGACCGTCGATGTAGCTTTGCAGCATGGCCGCGTCGGACAGCACCTGCTTGGACGCCTGGAGCCAGTGGGCGATGGTGGCGACGTGGGCAGAGGCCAGGTCGAACACCAGGGAGGATTCCGGCTTGCCGTCGCTGGGGTTCTCCGACACAACATCGGCGCCGTTGGTGAAGCCGGTCTCCTTGACGTACTCCACCGCGTTGGAGCCAGTGCGACCCCAGTTGAGCAGGTCGCGGATGAACAGCCGGCGCTCAGGGGTGGCAACCACGCCAGGAACGCGGGTGGGCTCGATGAGGTCACCAGCGCTGGCGGCGTCGGAGGTGAGGGCCGCCTGAACCGGCACGGTGAACGAGCCCTTGGAGCGGGCCAGGGTGGCGGCGCGGGCCTGGAACTCGTCCGACTCGGTGACGATCTGGCCCATGGTTTTGGGGCGGGCGCTGTGGCCACCGCCGGATTCCAGCCGGGCGATGACTTGCTCGACGGCTTGGAGGTTGGCTTGCAGCTCGCCCTGCTTGACCAACAGCTCGTCGACCTTGGCCTTGGTCTCTTCGCTCATGGACTGGTGGCGCTTGATATCGGCCTGGGCCTGCTCGGCGTAGGCTTTCAGGTCGTCACCGACCTTTTTGAGATCCGCCTGGACCTGCTTGTATTCCTGTTCGATCTGGGACATGGGTGTTACCTCAACGGTGAGAAAGGGGATTGAAGGCGGGGCAGTGGCCCCAGGGTTGCTACCGCATCGCGCGGGTTGCCGGCGGGATCGCCCTCGCCGTTGCCAGCCGCGTCGCGCAGGCTGGACTTGAAATCAGAGATCAGCTTCATCGCCTCGGATCGGGGCAAGCCGGAGGCCCGCAGGGCGGCCTCGATGCGGCGCACGCTGGCGGCGCTGGCCCGCTCGCCACCCTCGCCGATCTGGTCGGAGGGCAGCAGGGCGTCGGCAAAGCCCCGGGCCACGGCATCGCTGCCGCCGATCCAAGTCTCGGCGTCCATCAGGGCGGCCATGTCGTCCAGGCTGTCGCCAGTGCGGGCGGCGTAGATGTCGGCCATGGCGGCGTCGAAGGGCTCGAGGTAGTCGGCCACGCCACGGAGTTCGTTGCGGTTGCCGGCGGCGATCACCCAGGCGTTGTGGATCATCAGAAAGCCGGCCCGGGGCACCTGCACCTCGTCGCCCGCCATGGCGATGATGGAGGCGGCAGAGGCGGCGAGGCCCAGCACCTTGACGGTGACTTCGCCCGGGTGCTCCCGAAGCAGGTTGTAAATGGCCAGGCCCTCGAACATGTCGCCACCGGGGCTGTTGATGTTGACGGTGACGGGGCCCTTGCCGAGGCTGCGCAGGGCGCCGGCAATGCGCTTGCTGGTGACGCCCTCGCCGGTCCACCAGTCCTGGCCGATCACGTCCAGGACGGAGATGGTGCGATCGTCCTCGGCGGCGGCCTGGATGCCGGCGTCCCAGCGGCTGAGGGCCTTGGGGGACAGGCGGCTTTGCACGTCGAGGCGATTGGCCGGGGCGGCGGGGAGGTGCTTGATGGTCATTGTGTTTCTCCGTTGTCGTCACGCAGCCAGTTGGCCAGGGCGGCGCGGGCTTGCTGGTCGGTGGTGGCATTGCCCAGCATGTCCAGCGGCGCCAGGGCGGTTTGCACGGTCAGCACGGCGGCATTGCCGCCCATGGGCTCGCGGTCTTCCAGTTCCCGCACTTCGTCCCGGGTGAGGATGCCGTTGTTGACCATGGCGCTGTAGAACGCCGAGCGCCCGGCGCTGTCGGCGCGCAGCAGGCCCTCGACGGAGAACTTGGGGTAGTAGCGCAGCCGCTCCGCCGGGCTCAGCAAGTCCTTGCTGATGGACTGCTCGATGCGGCGCAGCCATGGCCCCAGGGTGAAGGTGAGGAAGCCGATCATCTGCTGCTCGATGCCGGTGCCCCAGCTGGTGGTCTTTTCCGCATGGCCAACCATAAAGGGCGGGACGCGGAACCAGCGGCAGACCTCCTCGACGGAGAAGCCGCGGCTTTCGAGTAGCTGGGCGTCGTTGGGGTTGATGCCGATGGTGCCCACGTCCATATCGGCTTCGAGAATCGCTGGGTCGCCGGCGTTGACGGCGCCGGAGATCGCCTTGATGGCGGTGCGGGCGTCGTCCCGCTGCTCCTTCTTCAGCACCTTGGGATATTTGAAATACGTGGTTGGCATCAGGCCCTTTTCAAAGGTGCTGCTGGCGGCTGCATCCGCCGCGAGGGCCGCGCCAAACACGTTGGCGCCGTACTGGATGACCGAAACGCCATTCTTGCCGTCAAGGCTGAACCCGGGGATGGTCCAGATGCGGCTGTCGGGGATCTGCCGCTGGCGGCCGGTTTCCTCGGTGTACCGCCAGATGCGGGTGCCATTGCTGCCCCGCTCGCAGTTCAGGCGGTCGGGCGCGAGGAAGGCAAGGCCAACCAGGCGGTTTCCCACCATGAGCTTTTCCGCCCGGGCCGCACCACGGAGCAGCATGGCGGCGACGGTGGATTCCCAGTGGACGGCGGCGGTGGTGTCGGCATTGGGCTGGTCGTGGATGATCATGTGCAGCGGGTGCTGGCTGGCCACCCGCTTGCCGGTGCTGGTCTTTTCGTACATCGACAGGGGCAGGGTGGCGATGGTCTCGGAGATCAGCCGGGCGCAGGCCCACACGGCGGAGATGGACAGCATCTTTTCCGGAGTGACCACAATCCCCGAGGCGGAGTTGGCCGCGGTGGCGCCGTCGCTGTAGGTGCCGGAGAGGCCGAACCAGGAGAGGATGGCGGCCCGTATCTTCCCCGGCTTGTGCTGGCGTGGTTTCATCAGATTATCGGGTCCATCAAGAAGTCGCGGAGATCGCCTTCATCGCTTCCCATGGCCAGGGCAATGGCCATGATAAGGGCGACGGCGGGGTCAATTTTTTCGGAAACCTTGCTCTTGTCGGGCTTGATGTCGCCGGCCGGGTTGGTGTCGGCCACCACGTTGCTCACTGCCCAGGTGAGCAGCGGGTCGTTGTGCTCCAGCTTCCCGGTGAGCACCAGCCGCATCAGCTCCTTCATGGGCGCGGACATGGAGCCGAAGCCCTGCCCAAACTTGACCATGGGCACGCCCTCGGCCATCAGGTCGTTGACCAGCTGGGAGCTGTTCCAGCGGTCAAAGGCGATGCCGCGCACGTCAAAGCGCTCGCAGGCGGCGAGGATGTCGGCCTTGATCCAGTCGTAATCGATGGTTTCGCCGGGCAGCACCACCAGGTGGCCGCTGTCGCGGAACTGCTCCAGGGTCTTGTCGCCCTTGCGCAACCGGCGCTCCAGGGCAGCCTGGGGCAGGTAGGCGCGGCCAATGGTGCGGCGGGCGCCGTCAGGGCCGGGGAACACCAGGCGGAAGGCGCACATATCCTCGACGCTGGCCAAGTCGAGGCCGCCGTGGCACTCGGCGCCGTCGAGGTCGCTGCGGGTGCCGGGCGTCCAGGGCGCGAGACTGTCGAAATCGACGCGGCACTGGTGCCACTTGTCCATGCCCATCCAGAGGGACTCGGCATAGGTCCAGATGTTGAGGCGCTTGGTGAGGAACTCGACCTTGGCGCTGGGCATCTCTTTGGCCTTGCGGCACTGGTCCCGCAGGTCGTCCAGCTTGACGCTGACGCCGAGGTTGGGGTTGGCTTTGATCCAGACCCGCTCGTCGTCCCAGCGCTCCATGTCTTCGGTGTCCAGGGTGTAGATGATGGCGAAAAAGCTGTCATCCTCTACGGCGCGTTCCAGCACCTTGACGGCGTAGCCGCGCTGTTCGTAGCCGAAGCCCTTGCGATTGAAGCCGGCCGTGGTGATGCCCCGCATCAACGGCTGGCGGCGGGCGCCCTTTGCCGATTCCAGCACGTCCCAGACGGCGCTGGTGGGGTGGGCGTGAATCTCGTCCACCAGCCCGAGGTAAACATTGAGGCCGTCGAGGCTGTCCGTTTTAGAGGCAAGCGGCTTGAAGACGCAGTGCCCTTCGCGGCTACGGATGTCGTGTTCCCGCGCTTCCAGGAACTGCCGAAGGCCAGGGCTTTGCCGAACCATCGCCTGGGCGCTGGTGAAAAGCTCCCGCGCCTGATCTTTTTGCGTGGCCGCGCTGTAGACCTTGGCGCCGGGCTCCTGCTCGCCAACCAGACCGTACAGACCGGCGGCGCTGAGGCGCGTTGTTTTGCCGTCCTTGCGGGCCACCTCTTCGTAAGTCGATCGGAACCGGCGCGTGCCGTCCGCCCGCAACCAGCCGTAGACGTTGGCCTCGATGAAGCACTGGTGCGGGGAGAAATCAATCGGCTTGCCAGCCAGCTCGCCCTGGTAGTGCCGGCAGTAGCGGGCAACGAACCGGAAGAACCGGGCGGCGCTTCGCTCATCAAAATAAATGCCCCGCTTGTGGCCGTGCTCGAGGTCGTCGTAGAACCGATCAACGGCGAGCTTGACGTAGCGCCCCGCCACCTGGCGCCCGGATTTGACATCGGCGGCGTACTGGTAGGCACGGTCGAGCCACTCCCTGCCGACTTCCGGCGGGGCTGTGATTTCTGCTGGTAGGCCCATCAGTCAAGATTGAGCCTGGCCTGCTGCGGGTTATCGATGCTGACCCCTTTACGGGCAACCGGCGTCATGCCGAACTGCCTGGCAAGGGCGTTGTATGCCTTGCTGTAACGGGAGTAGGCCACCGAATACGGGCTGACTTGCACATAGCCATTCGGCGTTGTCTGGAACTCACCATGGACCTGCAGCTGCTCCTCGGCCTCTTTCGCCCTCGCGTAGTAGGTGCAGAGGTTGGCCAGCGTGCCCTGGTCAAGCCGCGAGAGCAGGCCGTAGTCCTTGAGGTGCTTGACCATATAGCGCCAGTGTTTTTTCGCGTCGTCGGACAGCCACTGGGGCATCGTCGGCGCTTCGCACGGTATGCCCTGGAACAGGTCGGGCTTTTGTGCGACCTCGGCAGCGGCTTGATCACGGCGCCGGTCTTCGAGGCTGATCACCGATGGAAAGTGGGAAATGGTCATAACGCCCTCCGGCTTTTAACCCCCCCCCATTTTTTTCAGCGCTCATAAATAAACGATTGGGGGCGCGGTGTCCGGGGCGATGGCCTGAAGTTTTACCCACCCCTCCCCTGTCTCGACTCCGCTTGTGTCTTGATGTCGCTGCACCGGCGGCACAGCGTTTGGAGATTGCCGTCATCGTCCGATCCGCCTTGCGAAACCGGCACGATGTGGTCGCAGATCCCGGCCAGCGGCCCGGATAATGCCACCACGGTCACAGTCCCGACCTTAAGGCAAGACTGGCACAGAAATTCATCGCGGCGAAAAATCCGCTCACGAAGCCGACGCCAGGGCCTCCCGCCCCGACCCGATCTAGCGACATGCGGGGCCTTAACCCACGCCTGACGATTAGGGCAATCGCCCTGGTGCACAGCTTTGCAAGCGCCACACCAGCGAGCGGGGCGGCCCGCCACTACACGGGGCTCCCATCCAGATAACGACCAGGATCATCGCCAAGGTCGCCATCATCGGTCTCCTCCGATGCCTCCACGATCATCTCCAACAGCAGAACCTGGCGCTCTTGAAGCACCACCAGCCTCGCCAAGCTCGCCGCCAGACTTTCGCAACAGCATCGCCCGCAATCGCTCACGCGACACCTCCACCAGCCTGGCCATCCGTTCGCGCCGCCGCCGGCAACCCTCGCAACTCACCCGTCACTTCCGAAAAACGCCGGCCGAGTTGAACGCACCCACCAGCCCGCCGATGGTCTTTTCAAGCGCTGGCCACAGCTCAGAAAAGGTCAGCCCGATGTCTTGTGCGGCGGCGTAGGCGCCTTCGAGGATGGCGCGGATGGCAGCCAGCTTGGCCTCACCCTTGCCCTGGCCGGGGATCGCCTCTTCCACCGCCTTGATGGCCTCGATAACCACGGGTAGCAGGGTAATGATGGCTTTGAGAATCGTCAGAAACTTCATGGTCAATACCTACACGTTACGCTCGCCACAGCGCCATCAAGGCGCAGGCCAGCAGGAGTGGAATCATCACGGGCGATCACCGGCGCCAGGCTTGGTTGGCAGTCCCACCTTTTCGGTGCTGACCACGGTGAACACGACATTAACCAGGGCGAACAGACCAACAGCCATAGCATCAATCGCCTCACCCGTGACGGGGATCTCATAGCCGAACGCCTCCGCCGCATACACCAGCGCCACCAGCAGGGCGGCCACCGCGTTGCTGGTTACCTGGCCGCGCTTCCACGCCGCCGGGTCGGCCACCACCTCGCCGGCCCTGAACACCCGCCACGCGGCAGACAGCTTACGCATCGAACCCATAAAACCTCCGCGCCCGCTCAAAGTACCCGGGCCAAGTATTCGCGTGCGGCTGGCCAGGGCGCCACGCCCACAGGTATTGCTTCCAGCCATCGCCAGACGACTCAGGCAACGCGCTCGGCACCGTAAACAGCAACAGCCGGGCGAACACCAAGGCCAGCACATCGTTATCCGGCAGCGCGTTATACGCCGCCTCCACCGTCACCGGATAATCCAGGCGGGTCAGCACATCGCGGGCAATCCCGCTGGTGGCCGGGTGCGTCATCACCCCGCGCACACCGCCGCCCATCTCGAACTGCCAGTAACCATTCGCGGGCCCGCCGATCTGTCGCCGGTGCATAAACCGCGACTCCTGCAGCCCAATGGCCATCAGCATCGCCCGGGCCTGGGGCGTATCGAACCGCTCAGGCAGCCACAGCAGACCCGCTGTGATCAGCTTGTCCGCATCGCCCAGGGTCATCGCTTCACCCGCCCCACCACATAATCCAGCACCAACTCGCGGAACTTCACCACGCCAGCAAACCCAACCGCCGAACCGATAAACACCGCTACGCCACGGGGAACGCTGAAATACTCCGCGCCGCTCGCAATGCCATAGGCAATGCACCCACAGAGCAGCGACTCGAGGGCGATCCGCATCCGGTTCGTCTCCGTCTGATCGTAGATAATGCGCAGCGGCGCGATGATCACCGCCGCCACAAACGCCTGCAGCGGCCCGGGCAAGCCCGACAGCCAGTCAAGCACCATCGCAATCTTCTCGGGCATCCGCATAATCCTTGAGCCTGCCGGCGGTCATAAAAAACCCCGCGTAACCGCATTGCGCGGCCAGAGGCGGGGGCTGTCGGGGGAGGACAACACAGTCATGGCCGAGGCCAAAATCGGGCATAAAAAAACCCGGCGCGGTGGCCGGGCTTCATCTATCGTCGGGTTTCAAAACTTTACACGTAAATTCTGGTCGACCGGTAGACCACTGTCAAGCACTCTCCCCCACATTTTTCAAATACAGCGCGCCGTACAGCTGATTGAGCGCGCAGTCCCGCAGTTGCATCACCCGCTGCTTGCTCATCCCGCTGGCCCGGGAGACCGCATTCAGGCTCCGCCGAAAGCAATACAGTGCCACCATCACCCGCACCACGTCCGGCCCCATCGCCGCGATCATCCGGTCAAGCGCCTCGCAATACTCATCCGACGCCCTCGGGTATGGATACCGGGGCGGCGCATCATCCCCCCACCCAGAGCCACGCGGCACCAGCTCCGCCCAACCAGGGCGGCCAGCCCCCAGCATCCGCTCGATGCGCGGCCGCGCCCACTGCCCCCACGCCATGATCATCACATCGTCCTCGATCTTCGTCACAGTAACCGCCATTTGATGCCCTCCACCCTATCAAAACCCAATGCCGACACTATGCCGACACTTAAAGCCCAACTATCGGCAATATAAACCCTTGATATTTATCCATTTGCCGGAGTGCCGACACTGCCGACACTTGTGCGCCTCGCGTGTGAGAGATTTTTTTTCATCACACGAAGAATCCCCGCATTTATTTACGCCCGTGCGCGCGCGATAAACCCTCGGCACTGTCGGCACCCCGGCAAATCCATTATTTTCAATAGCTTGCATTGCCGACACTTGGCAACCAACTATCGGCAGACCTCCGGCAATCACGCGTCCCCCTTCGCCAACTTGGCAAATTCCACAGCACAACGCCCAAGCCAAGCCTGCTGACTCTCACCCTCGCGCGCGCGCCAAGGGTCAGCAGGGGCGCGGGGAATGAAGAACGTGCCCTTCCTCGATCGGTACCCGTCGTTGTAGTGCACATCCCGTCGCCGCTTCACCCCCTCCTGCACGCCGACAAACCCGCCGAACTTCGTCATGCTGACGACATTCTCCCGGCGCTTATCCGCCCACGCCCGGTACAGCGCGAACAGATCCTCAGCCAAGCACGGCATATACGGCGCATCCAGGTAGCCATCACGCCACTCCAGGTAGAACACCTCCCACCCAGGCCGGCCGAAGTCGATAATCCGCTGCTTCGCCTCGGTGACAGGCGGCTCAGAGTGCGTCGAGAACCCTGTCGTATCCACCGCCAACAGATACGCCAGCAGCGCCTCACGCCCGCCCGACGCCAGCTCCGCCAGCACGTTCGCCTTGAGCGAATCCGGCAGCTTCTTCTCCGGCCACACCACCAGCATCCGCCGGTCCGTGGGCTCCAGCGGCCACGGCTGCAGCTCATTGCTCAAGAACACCGAATTCATGTGGTTCGACTCCTCCCAGCCGGTGAGGAACTTTTGCTCAATCCGCTGCGTCTTCCCGGTGATCATGTGCTTCAGCGTGCCCGTGTGGCTGTACTTTTGATCCCGGCTCAACACCTCCTCGAACAGCGCGAACAGCAACTGGCTTCGCCACGCCGTGTACTGGCTTTCGAGCTGGTGCTGCCCCAGGGTCGAGCCATACTCGCCGTACATGGGCTTGATCACCTCCTCCCAGAACAGCGACTTGCCCGACCCCTGCTGGCTCGAGTGCATCAACACCGCGCTCGCCATCTTCGCCCCCACATGCTGGAGCGGATACGCCAGCCAGCGCACCAGCCACTCCACCACCGCGGCCTCGCCGTTGCACAAATGGTCCAGCAACGCCAGCTGCCACACGCACCGGCTATCGTCCCGCCGGGGCGACAGCGGCAGGCCGCGAAAGGTGTTGATATGGGTGTCCAGGTCAACCTGCTGCGTCGGGTCAAACACCAAGTTCTCGATGTCCAGCTCCGCCCGCCCCGGGTGCTTGATCCAGTCATCAAAGCAATCCGCAATCGCGTGGCGCAGCGCCGACAGCGGCACCCGCTGGCGCTTTTCCCGATCCCATGCCGCATCCGTCGGGTACAGATACACATACCGCGACAACGCCCTGGCCAACCCCCCGCCCCCCTGGCCGGCGGCCGAGGCCGCGAGGGGCTTCACCAAGTCTTGATGAACCGATCGGCGCCCATCGTGGTTCAACCACTCCTCAAACAGCTTTTTCCCCAGAAAGTCCTTCGCCGCCGTCTTTTTCAGCAGCTTCTTATCGTGGGCATCCCACACCTTCCCGTCCGGCATCGCCAGCACAAAGCGCTCGAGGGCCTCGGCCAGCGTCACCCGGCCATCCAGGTCCGGTGGGGCCGGGGGAGGCAGATCATCACCCCCCCAGGGCGGCGCCAGATCATCAGCAGAGGGCGCGGGAGGCTCATTGGCCGCCACCAACCCCGCCCGCAGCTGATCCCGCACCGCATCAATGCCCAGGGCCACATGCAGGTCGTTGAAATCAGACGGCCCGCTCATGCCGCCACCGTCGACAAATCCGGCACCACCACCACCCCGCCAACCGCCAGGGCAGCCTCCCGGGCCTTCGTCACACCCGGATTGCCCGGGGTGGCCGCATCGTTGTCGGCGGCAATTGCAATTCGCACCGCCGGGTACAGCCCCCGCAGCGCCTGCGCCACCGGCTGCAGGTTCCCCGCGTCAAACGCCACCGCCACCGGGCAGCCCGTGGCCTCATGCACCGTCGCCGCCGTCGCGTAGCCCTCGGCGATCCACAGCAAGCCCCGCTCGTCGGTGGGCGCGGGAGGCTCGCCAATCAAATGCCAGCACCCGCGCTTCGGCGTGCCCGTCAAAAATTTCTTGCCGCCATCCGGCGCGATAAACTGCAGGCCCACCAGGGCCCCGCCGGCATCCCGCACCGGCACCACAATGGACCCGCGCGAAAACCGCACCCCATAGGCGCGCACCTTCTTGCGGTCGAGATACCCCGACGCGCCCACCTCCGGCAGCTTCGGCCAGATCGCCGTCGCCCGCCGGGCAGCATCCGCCGCCCGCGCCTGGCGCTCCGCCTCCGCATCAGCACGCAGCCGGTCCTGCTCCCGGGCAAGGCGCTCCCGCTCCGCCGCCGACAAGCCAGCCCCGTCAAACGTCACCGCCATCGACTCCGGCCCGTAGCGCTTCCAGTTGCCGTAGCGGCCCACTGTCACGACAGCGCCGTTGTCCAGGCGCAGCTCATGGAGCACATACCAGCCGCTGGATTTCCGGCCCCGGTCGCCGTCCGCACGGCAACGCACCAGGCGCCCGTATTCCAGGGCCCCGTCAATTTCAAGGCCCGCCTGGGCCAGCTGATTGAATACGTCCATCGGTCCCCCGACCTCTCGTTGTTATTCGCCCGCAGCTCTCAGTCGGAGCTCCAGCACCGCGAGCACATTCCAGGCGGCGTGGGCCAGGTGCGGCAGGCAACTGTCGCCGTCCAGCGCATCCCCCATCGCATCCGCCAACAGGTGCCGATACAGCGCGTCGGTGTACCGCCCCTCGCCATCCGGCACCGCCAGCCAGCCCCGGTCGCTGTACTTCGCAGCCCCATGGGTGCCAACCTCCACCACCGCCGCCAGCGCGCGGGAAAAGTCCCCCAGCACAAGCCCGGCCCTGGGCTTTCCGGCATCCAGCTTCGCCCCCGGCACACCCGGGGCAAGCCCATGCGGATCTCGCTCGCCAACCAAGGCGGTCCCTGGCTGGTAATCGGGACTCAAGTCGTAAGGGTCACGATACTCACTCACCGCACCGCCCCCCGCTCAATCAGCCCCGCGCACTCAGCGCAATGCTGGGTCCCCGGTATCGCCACCTGCCGGGCACTGGGTATCTCCAGCCCGCACTCCTGGCACTCGCTGGCGCTCACCTCCCCCACCGGCGCCGTCCGCGCCCGCTGCGTCAACAGCCGCGCCTCCTGGCGCTCGATCTCAACCTGTGCAATATCAGCGTTGTCCGCCATGCCCTGCTCCTTTGTTGTTCTGGCAAAAAGTGCCGGTCTTTCCCGGCTGTCAGCGGCTCGCCCGATTACCGCCTCTTCACTCACGCGCCGGCGGCGGTTTACCCACCCCTGCCCGCTGAATATCCCGGGGGCGTGCAGGCTAGGGATCGGGCGCAAGCACCGGCCACCGCGGGCCGGCCAAGGAGGCCAGCGCCCCGAATCACGCAACCGCCAGGGCGGGCATCACACCCTCCACACGCACATACAAGGCCCCCACCACGGCTGGCGGCGGCACAATGTTGGTCACGGCCACATCACCGGGCATCAGCGGCGCACCGCGCCACTCATCCACCAGGCGGGCGCCCATGCTGTTCGCCAGAGCCGTTGCCAGCGTCGTCTTGCCCGTGCGCTGCCGCCCGTATACGATCACAATCTTTTTCATAACCGACCCTCAAAAGGAGTTGAACAATGGCACTCTTCACCGTCATGCACGCCGCCATGCCCTACTGCCTGCAGAAGCAACCTGACAACACATGGGTGATACTCAACCGCGAGTACAAGCCTCTCGGATTCCTTGGCGGACTCCACAACTACGGCGACTACCCCATAGCAATGAATATCCAGGGCCTCACAGCACGGGTTGCGGACAAGATTTCTTGCAACCCAAACCCAGACCCAAACTGCATCTATCTCTACAACGACGGATGCGTCCCCACTCACAGCGACGACAACATGGCCGACTATCTCCGTCGACTGGCGGTACTCGGGCCTCTGAAGCTGGCGCAGACCTAAAACCACTGTATAAAAAGCCACCGCGAACCGGCGGGCGGAAAAAACCCCCAGCCTTGGATAGACTGAGGGTGTCGAATCACTTTTGTCGGGGGACACAATGGACGACGCCACCACCGGGCCCATGCCCGTCATAGCTGACTGTGCCTGCTGGCTGATGGCGAGCGGGGGCGTCATGCGGCCTGGCCCTGGCACACAAACGAGTACGCAGAGAGACGCCCGCCAGAGCGTTCAATCAGCGCCGAAATCGCACGAGAACGGGGCCACCGTTCCCCCCGCCGCCAGCTTGCGACAGTGCGAACCTTGACGCCAAGAACCTCGGCGGCCTTGTCGTCGCCGAGCTCCTCGATGAATTGCTGAAGGGTGATGATTTTGTCCATATCCCAAAATTACACGTTAAGTGCATTTTCCGCAACACTTTCCGTGCAAGACTTTCACTCATGGTCAATACACAATCTGTGTATGGACATCAAAAAAGAATCTGGACGGCGACTCAGGGAGGCGAGACTCAGGGCAGGCTTCGAGACTATCGATCAGCTGGCGGACGCAGCGGGCCTGGACTTCAAGGGCCGGGCCTACACCGTCTCCAAGATCAGCAACTACGAACGCGGATACCGAGCCATCCATCCCGAGATCGCAAAACAGCTGTCGCGGATACTTCAGTGCAGCGCCGGATGGCTGCTATGCCTTGATGACACAGACAACGTGCTAAGGCCAGACGAGCAAGCTCTACTGGACAACTTCCGAGCCACGGACGAGCGAGGCAAAAAAGTCATCGCCCGCGTTGCTGAGGAGGAACGTCCCTACCCCGCCGGAGAAATGAGAGACACCGGATAACACTCGCAAGGAGGCATCATGGAAATCCACCGCATCTTCAACCGGGCCCGCATCGACGACCGCCTGGCCAATGAACTGATCGGTATCGCCCGGGGCCTGGTGGCCGACGGCAAGATCAACCAACAGGAGGCGGAATACCTGCAAACCTGGCTCGCCGCCAACGCCCACATCAGCCAAAACCCCGTTGTCGCCACCCTGCTCCACCGCGTATCACATATGCTCCACGATGGCCACCTCGACGCCGACGAAGCCGCCGAGCTGTTCGACACTCTCCACCGCTTCACCGGTGGCGACAGCATCCTCGGTGAGATCAACAAAGCATCCACCCTGCCCCTCGACCAGCCCCCGCCGCCCGTGGCGTTCCCAGGGCACCAGTTCTGCTTCACCGGCACCTTCGCCTACGGCACCCGGGCAGACTGCGAAACAGCCGTCGCCAACCTCGGCGGCACCGCCGGCGGCCTCACCAAAAAAACCGACTACCTGGTGCTCGGCATCTACGCCACCGACAGCTGGGCCCACAGCGCCTACGGCCGCAAGATCGAGAAGGCCCTCGAGATGAGGGCCCATGGCGCCCCCATCCGCATCATCGGCGAGCAGCACTGGCTACAGCAGGGCAGCCTGGCCTGACACCCACCACCCACATCAAGGAGACAACCATGGATAGCAATCTCGGGCTCGGCGGAATCGGCGGATTTGGCGCCATCTTCATTATCTTCTGGGTAATCGCCAGCGTACTGTTGCCCTTTCTCGTCTGGGGCATCTACAACCAAGCCCACGCCAGCCGGCGCCAGCTGGAAAGGATCCGAAAAGCCCTCGAGCTGCAGGTGGTCACCCAGCGGCAGCAGGCGGGCCTGCCGCCGCTCAAGGGCAAAGGCCCCATCGATAACGACCCCGCCCGCAATATGTAGCCAGGAGGCCCCATGCCAACACTCGAAGAGCTGTTACGAGAACACACCCACGCCGACGCCGGCCTGAGCATCCACGAGCGCGTTTTCTACACCGTCACAGACAAGCCCGCACTCACCGAGAACCGAACGGCAAAACTGCTTGGGCTGTTGATCGAGGGGCTTGTCGATTCCGGCGCGCTCACGCCACAGCAGCTGGACAAGCTGCTGCTGGATGCCGTGCTATAGCCTCTTCCACCAGGTCAGCGCAACGGTTGCGGATAACCGGGTCCGTGCCATCCTCAAGGCGATTGCACGGGTCCAGCCCCAAGCACAAGAGATCATACGGGCGCACCCCATCCCGCCCGAACCGGATATACCGCAGCACAACATCTAACTGACGCTCAGTCATCACACTTACCTCCAAGGCCCGCCCCATGCGGGCCACACTAAAAACCAAGCAGCCAGGAGGCCGCCACCATGATCCGCGAGATAAACCGATTCATCGCCAGCAGCGATAACGGCACCCAGCACACCATCATCCTTTATCAGCACTACCGCACCCACCGGCCACTCAGCGGCAGCCCAACCGAGCTGCCAACCATTCGAGAGTACAGAACGTCAACCGGCCATAGCGTCAACGTTATTGATGAAGATGCCGGCCTTTTCCAGATCGTCCAAACCGATGAAACTGTCAGGAAGCGATGACAAGGGCGCCCTGATCCACCGCCGACTGTTGTCCGGCCCAACAAACACACCGGCCAGCACATCATCGCCCTGCCGCTGGAGCTGCCACATATCCCTGGGCAGTATTCGCCACGCCGGGTCCGCCTGGCCGCAGGCCGCCACCAATCTGGCTTCCCCCCTGGGTTGCACCTCATAGCGCTGCAGTAGCTCAACCAAGCGCTCCATCCCATCCTTGCTGGGATAAAAGCGGCACACCACCTCAACAGGCGCATCCGCAGGCACCTTAATATCCAACCGTGTCACGCTGCTTGGCAGCCCCAGGGCCTTGCACAACGCAACACCAATATCTCGCCCAACAATAGCCATTGCCATTCTCCTGCCCGCCCCATGCGGGCTTTTTTGTGCGCCTGCCAATCAGGCACCAGCACAGGATAACAAAAAAATACACTTTGCGTGTTGACGATATACACTTTTGGTGTACTATTTTCGAAACGGTACACGGAAAGGCAACCATGCCCACCATAAAAATCCACGGCAACTACACCCCAGCCCAGCGCCGCACCATCCGCCTGGCCCTGGAGCGCCGCCTGGTGTCCGACAAGGCCCAGGCCCGGGAAGAGGGCGTCAGCCCCCGGTCGATAGGCGACCGGTGGGACGGCATCGCCCACCGCCTGCACCTGCCCTTTGGGCAGCGGGAACGGGCACAAGTAATCGCCGAGCTGGTGGTCCGCAAGCACATCGAGGTCGCCGTGCTGGCGCTCGCCATCCTCACCAGCATCGGCACCTACGGCACCCAGCCACAGCGCCCGCGCCCACCCAGCGGCGCCCGCACCGTGGCCACCCTCGCCCGCCCCGCCAGCACCCGCAAGCCCGGGCAGGATGGCGGAATGGCCGGCCTCAACACCTGGGGGATCGCCGCATGAACCGCCACGACGCCGACGAAGCCGGAACCCTCTTCATGCTCGGCTTGTACCTCGCCATTGCCATCATCGGCACCGCCTACGGCCTGGCCGAGATCGAGCCCCGGGCCCAAAGCCCCCGGGCGGCCCACTACACCCACATCAATGGGCGGGACTACAACCCCGCCGCCGAACAACCCCAGCGGAGCAACTGACATGGCCAAGATCATCATCTTCCCCACCGCCCCGGGCGCCGAAGGCCGCCGCCAGGCCGCCGAACGCGCCGTCAACATCCAGCGCGCCCTGGGCGGCCACATCATCAGCCGGCCCTTCCGGGGCAAGCCCCGCAACGACGATGGCCCCGGCAACGGGCCGAGGGCGGCGTGATGGCCGGCCTACTCGCCGCCCTTCGCCGGGCCTTTACCCTCACGGAGTGCGCGCCGCTGTTTTCGGCGAAGCCGACTTGCCGGTGCGTGCTGGTTTACAAATTCGCGGAAGGCCCCACCGGCACACTCAGCCTGGGCGCCGCACTCTGTGCCGACCTGCACACACTCGAAGCGATGCAGTGTCTTGACGTGCGCGAGTGCAGCCGGTGCCAGAAACGTGGCGGAAGCCCGTGGCTCAAGGCGATGCGGCAGGGTGGCGAAGCGGCAGTCCGGCAGAAGCTGGTGAAACTGGCGGCTGAATCGATAGCGGATCCGTATCCACCGCACGGTGACGGGCACAAGGCCCTGGTTGGTAACCGTAATCACCAGCTGCGACCCGTCCAGGGTATCTGTCAACAGGTGGCCGAACACCAGCCCGCCACGGCTGACGGAGACGGACAGCCGAACCCTGTCACGCCGCCAAGCCATCAGCACCCCAGCCACGCCGGCGATAGCCCCAACAAGGGCGGAAGCCAACACCAGAAAGTCGATCAAGCCAGCGTCCATGACAGCACCGGGGAAGAGAAAGACCCAAAGCATGAACACCGGCAAGCGCAAATTCAACCACACCGGCAAGGAGCCTCCGGGATGAAAACCCTCACCGTCACCCTCAGCGACAACCTATACGACCAGCTGCGCCTGCTGGATGCCGAGGTCCGCCACAGCACATTCAGCGACGACTGGGCCGAGCGAGTTGAGAGCCTTGCGCCCAGGGCCATTGCCGTTCTCCTGGTTGCCATCACCGAGCAGGCCAAAGCACAGGAGGCAGCAGCATGACCATCGCCCTCACCATCATCGGCCTGGCCCTGCTCGCCCGTGGCCTCTACCGCCAGGCCATCAGCGGCGTAGCCATCGGCTCCCTCTGCCTGGCCCTGGCCTACCTGCTCGCCGCCGTGGAGGCCACCCAATGAGCGACGACATCGCCCTCGCCCTCACCATCACCACCCTGCTGGCCGCCGGCTCACTGCTGGCCTACTGCGCCGGCATGGCCATAGGAGCCTGACATGCCCAGCCATTGCACACGCCAAGCCGTCGCCCTCCTGCGGGATCGCCACTGGGTCCACACCACCGAGCACCAGCTGCTCAGCTGGCTGGTGGACCAAGGCATCGCCCGCCGCACCGAATGGGGATACGAACTGATCAACCCCCGGGCCCACCAGGGCCGCCTGGCCAACCACTACAGCCAGCGCAACGTGGTCATCGCGGGCGAGCACCGCACGCGCCACACCGCCGCCATCCGCCTCACCGACGACGGCATCGCCTGGCTCGCCGAGGCCATGGTCGAGAGCGCCGCGGCGTAACCGTGCAGTGGAAGCCGCTCATCTACAAATCAGGCCCCCGGGGCGAGGAGCAAGACCGTGAGTGCAAGCACACCATCCAGTCCAGTTGCGGGCGCTACCGCATCAGCCGCGACAAGCTCGACGGCACCGGGCTCTACACCCTATGGCACCTCAACGCCCGCGACTACCTGTACGCCAGCGGCACCAGCGCCTGGCGCTGTATCGCCCAGGCACTACCTACCGCCAGCGACGCCAAGCGCCTCGCGGCAGATCACCAGCGCACAGGCCGATGCGATCCACGCGGCCCTGCTGCAGGCGCGGCTTGATGCCATCACCCTCTACCGCATCAACCGCCGCGACCGGCGCGATTACGACGACCAGATCAAGCTGATCACCGAAGCCGAGCACGCCATCGGCGCCCACGAGGCCCTCGACCTATGAACGCACCCGCAAAAATCACCGGCAGCGGCCGCCACAGCAGCATCGACGACTGCTACTGGACGCTCGACAGCGCAGCCCCCAGTCCCTGCGACACCTGCCCGACGCGGCAGGGCTGCCAGCACGAGTGCAACCTGTTTTTGAAATACATCCGCGCCGCCACCCGCACCGAGGGCCTGCGCCGATACATGCGCGCCCTCGCCGAGCGCGACGGCATCCGCCACCTCTCCGCCGCCGACCAGCGCGCCCACCAGGCCGCCGCCGACATCGGCGCACCCTTCACCACCGAGGACCTGGTCATCGCCTACCAGATCCGCTTCGGCAAGCTGATGCTCGAAAAAACCGCGGAGGAGCACCTGGTTGCGCTGGAAAAATGCGGCACGGTAGAACGGTGCGGTGACGGGCTTTGGCAAATTCGTTTTACCAACCAACCAACCACACAGGAGTAACACCATGGGCACTCGTCCATTTGTCGACACCCTGCGCGAAATCGAATTCGGCCACCTGCTGGACGAGCTCGCCGATGCGCAACAACAAGTCGTCGAAGCGGTAATGGAGACCGGCAAAAAAGGCCAGATCACCATCACCCTCAACTACAACCCCGAGGGCCAAGGCCAGATCACCATCGCCAGCGACCTCAAAAAGAAAGTCCCGCAGCTGCCGCGCGGCAAGTCGCTCTTCTTTGTCACGCCCGAGCGCAACCTCACCCGTCAAGACCCGCGCCAGATCGAAATCACCGGACTGCGCAAGGTCGAAGACACAGCCACCGAAGTAAGGAGCGTCAACAATGGATAATGCCAACACGTGGGCCAAAGACATCATCGGCGCCGCCATGGCCAGCCAGGCGCAGCCCATCGCCCCGCCGGCCGACGCGGACACCTTCATCGTCGCTACCCACAAGGACATGGTCGTCCAGAGCCTTGAAGAGCACCTGCCCGCGCCGCTCCGCATCCGCGAGCAGGTATACATCACCGAGGCCACCAGCTTTATCGACTACTGGCAACGCTTCGCCAGCGACTCCAGCGTGATCTTCGCCGACCTCAACCAGCGCC